GTTTTGTTATAGTGCAGTTCTCCACTTCCTAATTTCCTATTAATTTCAAACGTTTCATCTAAATCGCAAGATTTATATCCAACTTCAAAAGCGGTAATTATCTGCTCTTTTTCTTTTTCTTTGGCAGCTAAGATTAATTTTTCAAACTCGTCTTTATGTACTACCCAACTATTCGTATTAATGGTTGGTTGTGCTTTCTTATAAAATAATATTTCAAATTCTTGCATTGCTGTTTTCATAGTTTATAGTTTATAGTCTTCAAATGTGGTTGTTTCTCCAATAAATCTAATAGGTATATTTCCAGTCTTACCATGTCTGTTCTTCTCTACCTTAACAATAACTAAATCGTCAGGATGGTATTCTTTACCACCTATTTCTACAGGCTCTTTCATCTCGTAGTAAGATGGTCGCATAAGCATAATAACAATGTCAGCGTCTTGTTCAATAGAACCTGATTCTCTTAGATCAGACAACATTGGTAGCTTATCAGCCCTTTCTTCAACCTTTCTAGATAACTGCGATAAAGCAATAATAGGTACTTCCAACTCTTTGGCTAAGGCTTTAAGGCTTCTGCTTATAAAACTTACTTCCTGCTCTCGGTTTTGGTTTTGTTTGCCTTGTCCACTCATAAGTTGAAGATAGTCTAGGAATATAACCTTAATGCCATACTTCTGCTTAAGAATAGTAGCCTTAGCTCTGAGTTGTGAGATACTGATTCCTCCAGTATCCTCTATGTAGATGGGTGCTGTGATTATCTTGTCATCTGTCTTTAAAAGTAGCTTACGTTCATAGTCATTTAAATTATTCGTTCTAAGGCGTTTTAAGGGCACTTGACTTGTTATTGACTCTAACCTTTCAACAAGCTGTTCGGAGCTCATTTCAAGGCTAAAAATAGCCGTAGGAACGCTATTTAAGATAGCTAAGTGGTAAACACTAGAAAGCATCATTGCTGTCTTACCAGCTCCTGGTCTAGCGGCTATAATACATAGGTCAGGTTTACACCATCCTGCTATGGTTTGGTTAAGCTCTTGGAATCCTGTATTAAATCCTAAAAGTTCGCCATTACTTGCTAAATCTCTAGCAAAGTTGATAGCCATAACTACGTCTGTTATGCTTTTTTCGTATAAATTACCATATTCAAGTAAACCTATGAGTTGACTATTTAGGTCAGAAAGTAAATCTATAGCTTGACTATCATTGTCAAGTAATTGATTCTCAGCTATTCTAAGCACTTTATAGGCTTCACGCTTCTTGTACATCTCAATAACAATCTCGATATGGGTGTTTATGTGGGCTGTTGATGTTACATTATCAGTTAACTTAGATAGGTAAAAAGCACCACCAACATCTTGTATGTCCTTATCTTGGGAAAGTTTTTGAGCTACAGTAGTAAGGTCTATAGATACATTGGTATCATACATCTCCTTGATAGCGTTAAAGATTTTTTGGTGCTTTAGATCGTAGAATATGTCAGTTTTTAGATGACCTATAACCAATGGAATAGTCCTTTTGTCTAAAAGTAATGCCCCAAGTATGTTAGATTCAATATCTAGAGCTTTTGGTAGGTTTATAGCTATCATAGATTTTCTATTTGGTATTTAACTTTTAACCAATAATCATTATAGCTAGGATTAGGACCTAAAGTATAGTCATATCTTTTAGTTGCTTCTAATAGTTCATCTACAGCTATTAAAGCACATTTTTTAGCTAAATTACAATCAATAGACATTTTATCTAAAGGAATAATTCGATAAAATTCATTTACTAACTTATCTGCTTTTTGTTTTGGTGTCATGTTATAGTTTTATTTTAGTAGTTACTCTGTTAGTAGGTACTTGATTAAATTCTTTAGGCTTAATTATCTCATCATAGAATGATTCGTTATTTAAGTAGGTATCAGGGTTTTTACGGTATTGTTTATCAGGTTGTGCAATCTTATATTCCTTAGTATGTTTTATAGCTTGTGTTCTTTGATTGTCAGTTAGCTTATTCCACTTATTTTGTAGTTTAGTTTTACTACCAACCTTCTTATCATATAAATCCCACCATGTATCAAACGATATATTTATAGATTTATTATTAATTGTATTATTAAGTATTGTATTATTATCCTCAGCCTTTTCCGAATACCCCTCTTCGATATTCCGAATACCTAGTTCTCTTTTCCGAATAGGTACTGTTGGTGTTAAAATCCTTTGTTTTACTTGTTTACCATCATACAAAAGAAAAGTAGTTATATAGCCTTTACTAACCAACTGGCTTACTAACTCACTAATCCTTGATGGACTTAACTGAAAAAACTCGGCAAAATACTTGTTACTCGCAAAGCAACCTTTCTCTTTATCTAAGCTATCTATTTCTACCAACAATAGCTTTTCCATCCATGTAAGGTTTTCGTCTAACCATACTTCTTTGGGAATCCAAACTCCCTTAAAATCTCTTTCCATAAAATAAAAGTGCCCTATCAAGTTCCCCCTACATTGCAGATAGGGGTTCGTATCAAGGGCAATAAGTTCTTAATGAGTCTGCAATACTCATGACAAATATACTAATTTGTCTTAACTATCCTAAATATCACATCTCTTTCATTGTGCTTAAATCTACGCTTCAGTAACGGATTAAGTGACTTCTTTATTGCGTCTTGTGTGATCCTTGTATTCCTTGCTGCATGAGCTAAAGATTTAAACAATACTTCACTTTTGTCGTCAACATAAATCATCCTCACTGGTACTGAGTTCTCTAATCCTGCAATTTCCATCATATCTTCTTGAATTTACTAATTATGGTTAATGTTACAAATAAAAATATTGCTAGTGGTATTGATATTACTATAAACTTTATCAACTCGTATAAAAATATTATCGTTTGTTTCATGTTTATATTTTAAAATAACCACCCCAAGTTCCCTAATTACTATATTGGTTAAAAATATTTAATATCTTGAGGTGGTCAAAGTTTTTATTTCTTTAAGTTAATCTTAAAGGTTGTAGTGCTAATTCTAGGAGCTGGGTGTACCATTTCCCCTGATTCAGGGTCAACCATAGAGGTTGGTAGTGTTCTAAGCATCTTCTCTCTTTCCTTGATAGCAAACTTCATGGACTCTAATTGGTCATTCATCTTGCTCCAAGTATAGTCTTGGTCATAGATATACTTAACACCTGATTCAAACTTAGCCATTTCGCTTCCTAAGACCTCAGCCTTGCCTCCAGGATACTTACTAAGCTCATCTAATACTAACTCTTTTAAATCGGCTCTAATGCCCTCTAAAAGCTGTACAACAGCCTCAGACTTGACAAGTAACTCTAATGGTGACTCACCAGTTTGTGTAAAGTGATCTACTATCTGCGACTTGATTAACTCAATAGCAAATTTGTTAGGCTCAATAGAAGCAAGTTCTACTTTGGGTAATAATGTTAAATTCATTTTATTTTAGGTTTTCTTTTTTCATTTTTAATACCTTCATCAAAGTTTCATCAGAATCAAATGATTGCTTGTAAGTAAAGTATGTGTCAGTCAATTGCTTAACTTTAGTACACTTAGCTACTTCCATCATTATTTCTTCTCTTGTAGGCTCATCTTGTAAGATTTCAGCAACTACCTCTTGTACTGGCTTAGAGGTTTTTTTTGGCTCTTCATGAACGAAGTCCATCTCCTCAGCAGGTGTAGCTTCGAATCCAGCAGCCTTCATCAACCATGCTAACTGATTACGGAATGCTTTACCTACTGCTCTTGTTTGTGCCATAGATAAGATAGCATACTCATCAAAGAATTTTTTGCTACCTTCTTTGTTAGAGCATATTGCAATACCTACAGATACTAACTTATTGTCTTGGTACGATCTAACTTCGCAAGTAGCCATATACTTTACTTCTGTTTCACTAGATAAGTCTTGTACGCTTGTAATGATAGGAAATAAGCCTAATGAAGCTCCAGCCATCTGCCATGCTTCTACGTTACAATAGTCCTTACCTTTAATGTTAGATACTAGGTGTGCTTCTTTAACGAATCTTTTAAGCTCGTTAGATAAAGAAAGCATAGAGTCCTTGTTTACCATGTGGTAACTAGGTGCTTGAATTTCATTGTTAGTTGTTTGCAGTTCCATGTGTTAATTGATTTGATTGTGTAAAAAAGGTTGCTTGTTTAATTGGATATTGTTCCCACATTTTAACTATAGCTTCCATAGTTTCATAACTTGATTGGCTGTAGTTCATGTTGTGGATAATCTTAGCGACAAAGATTTTTTTGTCTACTTCGTTCATGTGTGCGAATGTTGATAGCATAGTGTTTGTTTTAATAGTTTTCTGAATATAGTTTTGGTATCTTAATCTTACTTCTAACCTGCGTGTATTGCTCCATATAGTATGGCACAACTTCTACGTCATTTACAAAGGTGTTTATGCCATGTAGCACTGTAGTCCTATCTCTATGGAAATAAGGAGCTATTTGGGCGGCTTTTTGCTTGTAGTGTACATGAAGGATATAGAAGCACATATTACGAGCAAGTACTTGAGGTCTATATCTACCTTTCTTAGTGATTATCTTAGCATCTAAATTACAAGCTTTAGCTACCTTGTTGACTAGGTTGTTTACGATGTCCTGATCTACAAACAAAGGTTTTTTCTTTAGTAAGTTTTGTCTTGGTGTTCTAAATTTCGCTGTAATCATTGATTTGTGTTTTTAATAGTTCGAGTTTTTTGTTGTAAAATGTTTTGATTAACTCGGTCATCTCATAATCATTGTTCTTAAGTCTTGTTTCAATAACATAACGACTATAGCCTGTAATCTCCATAATCTTTTTCATGTCGCCATACTTAAATAGGCTTTTGTAGTCTGTGATTTCTTGCATTTGTTTATTTAGTTTTAAAGTGATTGATATGTCTGTCTACTCCTTGAACTGCTGCATCTAAAGAAGCGTAATAACTTGCTCTCCAGTAATACCATTTGCCATGTAGGATTTGGTTATCCCATGTTATATACATCCCTTTGTAGGTGTATTGTTTTGACATTCTTCCGTTACTGTTTACATAGGTAAACTCTTCTTTGATACCTTTTTTCTTTTGTTCTAGGGTTAGTTTCAACATTGGTTTTGGTTTTATTCCTCTAGTGAGGGTTTTGGATAGATTTTTGTTTCTAGGACTTCTGATGTTCTAAGTGGTAGACCTTGACTAAGCTTCTCAAAGATGGCATAAGCTACCTCTCTTTTAGTGCTGATAGTTCCACTGATAAATACACCATCTTGCTTAGTAAAGTAGATTGTGTCATTAAGTAATTGGTCTGTTTCGGCTACGAATTCGAATTTCATGTGTTGTATGTTTTATTTGTTAAGTTTTTGGTGTCTAGTAAAGTAGGTTTTTGGATCACCTATCTTGACCTGGCTCATATTCCTTTCATATTCCAATGGATGAATACAGGTTTTTGTCTGATGATTGTAATAGGCTTGTTCGCCTTTGTCGATGATAGTGCCAGTAATACCGCACTTCATCTGGTAACTAAGTGTGATTAATTCGTGCATGGGTTTTTTGTTTTGGTTGTAGAATGTAAAATTAGGAAGTTTTTGTAAATATTTGAAAGTTTTTTGTTAAAATATTGTTAAAGGTTTGCAAAAGTTTTTATCCATACAAAAGATTTTTGCCCCAGATTTTTGTGGGTTTTTTGGGGAGTTTTTGCATAGGGTTTTTGGCAGGTTTTTGCCTGCAACTGAAATTTAGTTGCAAAATTCTATAAATTAGTTGATTAGTCAACTAATGAGCGTTAGTTTTTGCTTAATGCTTTTGCATATGTTGGCCAAGGCCTAGAATAGTATTTTAAGGCTATTTTAAGGCCCTAGGCTGGCTTCTTTTTTTACTTTGGATAAGTTATACATAAAAATAAATTTAGGCCCTTAATAGGCTTTTAATTAATTACCTAGCCAGGTGATCCTGCCAGGCTTTAGCGCTTCTATCTTTTTGATCTAGGCCCTGGCTTGCTTTCTTTACTATCTTGCCCAGTTCCTGGCTGTAAAGATCTTTGAGAAACTCAAGCCAATACCTTTGCCCAGGATCGTTTAAAAGCTCTAGGCGCTTGATCTTGTTTTTTAGTGCGTAAATATTCATAAATTGTAATTGTGTAGCTCCTGGCCCAGGTTCGAACTGGTAAGCCCTTAAATTGCCCAGGATATAAAAAAGCCCTAGGCAATTAAGCCCAGGGCAAAAAATATATTTTTTAGCTGTAGGAATATTTTACGCCTCTAGCTTTAAGGTCCTTAATTGCAGCGCTGGCCTTTGATCCTTTCGGCTGCTGGCCATGTATTAAAAGCGCAAAGCTTTGCTCTGTTTTATATGCTGCTTCATCTGTGTGATCAATTAAAAGCCCTAGCGCTTCCGCTTCCTCTGGGCTGTAAACTACTTTAGCGAATTTTAGGCCATGTTCTAATATCTGGGCATCTAATTTGCCGCCCTCGCTTGCATTAAGTTTAAAATTATCTGGGACTGTTAAAATATTGTTCACCCAGTAGTTAAGGCTTTTAGTATATGCATAAAAAAGTACCTCTGGCCTTTGCTGGGCCACATATACCCAGGCCCTAAAATATTGTTCATTAAAAAAGTCCCCAGAAACATGAATTCGAACAATAGAGGCTTTTTTTGGTATACTGTGATAAATTAAGCCAGCCATGTTTTCTAGGCTTTTGGCTTCTCTTAAAAGCTCGTAATTATGCCAGCGCGCTTTTCTTACCGCAGGATAAACAGCTTCAGCCGAAGCAGCGAAACAGCGAAATTTTGTTTCTGGTCCGTCTGTTAGCTTGCCAGTTGTTGGGTCCGCTTTACTTAAACAGTCCGAAGCGAAAGGGCAGCTGTGGCCTGCAGGTAATGAAAATGTAAAAATGTTTTTGCCTAGTTTAGCGTTTCCGCTTTGAAATTTTAATAAGTTCATGATATTGTTTTTTTGTAGTTTATTTAGTTAATTAGTCGCATGCTAGGGCCCAGGCTTCTAGGTCCTGTGCAGCTTCAAAAGTTAGATCTAATGTATTAATAATTAATACCGCTAAATTGTTGTTTATTTGATCGTCCGAAATATTGTTTCCTCCTATCTTTTTGATAACTGTTTGAGGATCTAAGCCTAAAAGCCTGCTGCATACTTTTGCGTCCTGGCCCAGGTAAAAACGTTTACCGAAGGCCTCAAGCTGCCAGGTCCTGCCGAAGCCATAAGGCCCAGCGCTTATAATTATTTGAGCTGCTGCCCTAGCTTTTAGATCATGTTCAAAATCTTTTACTTTTCTTTTTGTTGTTGTTGTTGCTTGCATGTTTATATTTTTTAGTTGTTGGTAATTTCCTGCCAGATAGTTTTTAATAATGTTATTAATAGAGTCCCAATAATTAGATAAACGATAAAAGATAATAAGTTAATCATGTTTTTTTTATTTTAGTTTAGTTAAAAGATAATCTGTTAAAAGCCTGGCCGCATTGCCCAGGATCAAGATAAATAAAGATAATTGCCAGATTAAAAGAAAGTTGCTTAAGTATTGCATGTTGATTAATTTTTAATAGTTGTAAAATAGATACCTCTAGCAGCTAGCATTCTTTCGAGCTGCTCAACTGATAAAAAAGAATTGTTTTTTAAATTCTTTGGGGTAACTTTTACGCCTTGACAAATAAGCCAGGCCGTTACTAATTGTAGCTTTTTTGTGTCTAGTTGTTGCATGTTGTTTTTGTTTATTGTTATTAATAGGACCTAAAGATAAGGATCTAATTAATACAAAGTTGAAAAAAATATAAATATTTTAAAATTATTTTTATCCTGGTTGATATATAAGTATAAGTATTCAATTAATAATTATATATTATATTATTAAATAGATTAGTAATTTAATATAGTATTAAGCATATAAGTACTTACTATTAAATTAGTGGTTTATGTATTAATATAATACTAACCGCAATTTTTACCTTTCCCCTCTGAGTGCCTAGACAATCATTAAATATTATCCCTAACTTAGCGTAATACCAACACAATAAACCACCATAAAAACAACCAATTTAAACTAAGGCTATTTTAAGGCGTTTCTAGGACTTGGACCCAATTATGAGCAAAGGACCTAAACGATAGGAAATAACCAAATTTTTGGGGTATCTAAGGCCTTGCAAAGTATATTCTAGATCCTGGACCCCCTAGGCATATTTTTAGTGTGATCTAAATTTAAGACGTCTCGGGCCCCCCAAAATTCTGATATAAAACAATGATTTTAACATTTTTAAACATTTGAGATGAAAGATACTTATGGTAAAAAGGATTACACGTGTAAATGCGGTACAGTTACCGAAGGATACGTGTGGTTTAGTCAAGTAAAGGAAACTCAGTTTGAATGCACCAATTGTGGCAAGTGGTTAGGTCATGATAACCTAGAGAAGAAGGTTACTAGCATTATTTCAATACGCACACCAACAAAGAATAGATAATATGAACGCACAATTCAAAGAAATAGCTAAAGAGGCTTTCATCATAGCCTATAAGGAGAACTTTGGCAATATCACCATATCTTGTGAGGCATCTGGAGTCGGTAGAACGCAGTATAAGACTTGGTTGAAGGATGACCCTGAGTTTGCTAAGAGATTAGCTGAAATCGAGCCTGAGGAGATAATGCTTGACTTTGGCGAACAAAAGCTAATGGAGAGGATTGCTAGAGGTGATACCTTAGCTACAATGTTCTTACTGAAGACTAGAGGCAAGAGAAGAGGATATATCGAAAAGACTGAGGTTGCTCATGAAGGGGATGTGGTTAAGCAAATCACAGTCAATGTTATAAAACCGAATCAAATTGGAGATATTATGAAACAAATAGACGGAGATGAGCACAAAGCGTTACCAGAGGGTGAGATAATCAACTTTGATACGCAAACAGAGCCAGGAATGGTCGTACCTGCTTACAAGGCAGGAGAAAGTGATGAAATCCCACTTTATAACCATGATAAAGGCGAATTATTGGATATTAATGAAGATGGTGACTATGAGGAGTAGCTACAATGCCTCTATTTCGCATTTTAAGGCGATTCTAAGGCTTTTAACCCTATGTGTAGTACTATGTATCCATTTTGGAATTGAAAGGCTTAAATGGGGCTTAAAATAGCAAAGTGCATAGACCCCCCTACCTTCCTATAAAACCAAAAGTTTTCTATTAGTAAACTTCCATCCTATTTTTTAAAATTTTTCCTATGAACGTCACCACAAACGTAGTCTTCGAAATACTGCAAAACTCTACTAAGAGAATTTCCATCATGCAAGGAGGAACGAGATCAGGTAAGACATACAATGTACTTACATGGTTTATCGTAAAACTGCTTCAAGAGAAAGGAAAGACGCTGACAATATGTCGTAGCTCCTTACCATCCATCAAAGGTTCGGTAATGCGTGACTTTATTGAGATTTTGTCTAAGTATGGGCTTTATAGCGAGGAGAAACACAATAAGACCGAAAACATCTACTTTTTGGGTGGGAATGTCGTAGAGTTCGTTTCTACAGACCAACCGCAGAAGATTAGAGGTCGAAAGCGTAATTATCTGTTTATAAACGAGGCGAATGAGGTAAACTACGAATCTTGGATGCAGTTGTCCCTTCGTACAACCGAAAAGATAGTAATTGACTATAACCCTTCCGATTACTACTCCTGGATTTACGATAAGGTTGTTCCAAGAGAAGATGCCGACTTTACGATTACGACTTACCTAGACAACCCTTTTTTAGAGAAGGGGATTGTGGATGAGATTGAGAGGCTTAAAGCAGCCGACCATGAATATTGGCGTGTTTATGGTTTAGGAGAGAGAGCAATATCCCAAGCGACCATTTATACGCATTGGAAGCGTAGAAGGAACTTCCCTGATGGCGGAGATACGTTTTACGGACTTGACTTTGGATTTAACAACCAAACAGCCCTTGTTAGGGTCAAGAACTTTGATGGCGAGTTGTTTGTTGACCAATTAATCTACGATACTAAAATGTCAACCGCTTTACTAATCGACAGGATGCGTTCTTTAGGGCTTGATAGAAACTCTGAGATATTTGCTGACCCTGCTGAACCAAAAACTATTGCGGAGGTGAATAAGGCAGGATTTAACCTGAAGTCTGCTATTAAGGATGTATATGCAGGAATTAACAAGGTTAAGTCATTCCCTATACACATTAAATCAGAATCTTTGGATTTGCTTGATGAGATTAAAAACTATAAGTGGAAGACCGATGCAGATGGCAACACACTTGATGAACCTGTAAAGTTTCGAGATCACTTAATGGACTCTATGAGGTATGCCATATACACAAAATATGCGAAACCTAAAAGAGGATGGGTTGTATAGCATAAAAATTTGTTACTTTTGTAAAAATAATATATAGCGTGAATTTAACGGACATACTAAAGGCAGCTAACCCTTTTAAACAAAAGGCAGCACCAAAGGTGACTTTTAACAACATTAATAATCCTTTTGGCGATTTAGGAGGTTTATTAGTTGGTAGAACACTTTACCCAGAATTAGACCAGCAAAAATTTGTACTTGACTATAAAAACAATAGTGAGGTATATGCTATCATCAAACGTATTTCTAAAACTGTATCTACAGTTCCTTTCTATGTTTACCAAATAAAAAACAAGAAAGAGCTTAACAGATATAAGTCTATGCTTGATAACGCTACAAGCACAGCAGATATAGCAAAAGCAGAGTTAGTTCGTGTAAAAGCAGTTGCAGAGATTGCTGATTCACCTTTAAACGATTTGCTAGAAAAGCCAAACGAATATCAATCATTCTCTGAATTTATCGAGAGTGCTATAGGTTATAAACTTATTACAGGTAACACTTACATTTGGGCAAATAGATTAGACTCAGGTAAGGTTGCGGAACTTGTTACACTCCCATCTCAATACGTTGCCATTATTTCTGATGGTACAATAAATGGGGTTGAAGGTTATTCTTTTACGCTAGTTGGATGGGATCAATTAGATGCGAAAGACGTAATCCATCTAAAATACTTCAACCCTTACTTTGATACTAACGGACAACAGCTTTACGGCTTAAGTCCATTACAAGCTGCATATAGAACAGTACAACGTAGCAACGATGCTAAAGACACATCAGTTGGTATGTTACAGAATCAAGGACCTAAAGGTATCTTGTATGCTGATGAATCAAATGACTTTGGTCCTGAACAAGCAGGTAAGTTAAAAGAAGATTTCTACAATCAGTACGGAACTAAGAACAAGATTGTTCAGAACGCTGGACAGATTTTAGTTGCAGGTGCTAAACTTGGATGGGTTAACATGGGATTAAGTCCTGTTGACTTGCAATTATTAGAATCAGAGAAGATTACACTTAGAGAACTTTGTAATGTTTACGGAGTGAACTCTGCGTTGTTCAACGATCCTGATAACAAGACTTATAACAACATGAAGGAAGCTAAGAAGGAAATGTTAACTCAAGTAGTCCTTCCTGAGTTAGTAGCTCTTCGTGATGCTTTCAATAGATTCTTTGCTTCAGAAATTGGACAAGGTTACTATATCGATTTTGATTTGACAGTATTCCCAGAGTTGCAAGAGGACATGAAAGAGCTTAGTGCTATCCTTTCTCAATCTTGGTGGATTACTCCAAACGAGAAGAGAGCAGCTATGCGTTATGATACTGTAGAAGATGAAGTAATGAACGAAATCTTTATCCCAGCAGGTTACTTGCCTATAGATGAGTTGACTATGTTACAAGACCCTAGAGATGCTCAACAACAAGGTGATTATAATTTGCCTCCAGTAAAATAGATGCCGAAAATACTTTATCCATCACAGCAGTTTGCTTTGCAACAAAAGATTGCAAGGAAATCAGTCAGAGAGTTTCAGCCTAAAATAAAAGAGGCTTTACAATCTGATTTTGATAAAGCTGCTCAAATGGTTGAGGCATTAGGGGTAGAACAAGCGGCTAATAATCGTGCAGGATTTTTTACTGGCGATAAGATTAATAATATTTTACGAACTTTGTATGAATCAACTGGCGGTTATACTGCTATGCGATACCAACAGATGTTTGAAACGAATAAGAAAGCGGAAGAGATTGACCTTGACCCTTTAAACATTTTGGATGAGTGGTTAGTATTTATGTTATCGTATTGGACTGCGATTAGCGGACTAAAGATGCAAGGCATAGAGAATACTACTGAAAACGAAATAGCTCGTATATTCGCTAATGTTATAAAGTTTGGTCGTGAGAATGGATTGTCACAGAACGAAGTAAACAGATTGGCGATTCAAACTCTGAAAGAAGGGAAGATAAATAACGCAAGGAGTTTACTTATAGCAAGGACTGAAAGCCATCAGGCATTAAGTACAGGTGCTATAGGTGCGGTTAGGTTAGCAGGTGTTCCAGTATTAAAACAATGGATAGCTGCTGAATATCCAGCTAAGAGTGGTAAGCCAAGATTATGGCACAGGGATTTAGATAGACAAACGAATCCTGACAACAAAGGTGTAAGAATCCCTGTTAATCAACCATTCCTAGTAAACACTCCTGACTATGGACTAATAGAAATGCAATATGCACATGATGCAGCAGGGTTAGCAGTAAATAACTGCAACTGTAGATGCTGCACAGTTTATATAGCTTAAATAAAAAATATGAGTAACTTTTATAACAAGAAAGCGGTAAGTGGTGCTCCAGTAGACATGGAAGATAATGGTAGAATTATCACAGTCTACTATTCTGCGTTTGGTAATGTCGATAGCGATGGCGATGTTATTGTACCAGGTGCATTCACTAAAACCCTAAAAGAAAACGGACCTAATGCCAAGAATAGAATCTGGCATTTATTTAACCACTCAACCGAGAAGCCAATTGCTAAACCATTCGAGATGATGGAAGATGGATTTGGCTTAAAGGCTAGAGTAAAGATGCCTAATACAACATTAGGTAACGATACTTATGAGTTGTATAAAGAAGGTCATATCACAGAACATAGCATCGGATTTCAGACTATCAAGTCACAAGCGAAGTCAGGCTATAACGAAATCAATGAAATTAAATTGTTTGAGGGTAGTTCAGTATTGTGGGGCGCAAACGCAAATACACCAACAGTAGGAGTGAAGAGTCAAGTAAAGTCTGTTCTTGTAGATGAGATGGGTAAAACTATCAAGTCTTTAAGAAACGGTCATTTTACAGACGAAACATTTGAGCTGTTAGAACTTAAACTTAAACAATTACAACAATATCTTGCTGAGATGGAAGATGAAGAGTCAGTCGACCTTGAAGAACAACCGCAAAAACCTATGGATGAAGATTTCGTATCTCCTGAAGTAGAAGCATTGGTAGAAGAGGAAGACCCGATGATTTCCATGCAAATCGAGATGAACAATTATTTACAATCATTTAAAATTTTCAACTAATGGTAGAAGAAATCAAAAGTGCTTTCGAAGGCGTTAAAACCGAAGTAAACGGTGCTATCGAAACATTAAAAGCTGATAACGCAGTAGCGGTAGACAGTTTAAAATCAGAATTAGAAGAATTAAAATCTCAAGTTGCTGTAGTTAAAGATGCTGCTGACAAATTAGAGGCAAAAAACAATCGTAAGACAATGAACGAAAATCAAGTAAAAGGGTTCAACGTATCCCTTGCTGAAGCAATCGAGAAGAATGCTGACAGTATCGCAAAATTAGGTCGTGGTGAGCAGAAGCGTTCTGGCTTTATCTTAGACACTAAGGCAGTAGGTAACATGACAGAAGCAGTTAACTTAACTGGTGACATCCAAAGACAATATGCTCCACAAGTATATGCTCTTCCTAATCGTCAAGTTCACATGAGAAGTTTATTACCAGTAGGAACTATTTCTACAGGTTTATTTACTTTCCCTAAGGAAACAGGTGGTGAAGGTGATGCAGCTCCACAAGTACAAGGTTCTGCTAAATCTCAAATCGATTTCGATATCACAATGACTGATGCTCCTGCTCAATACATTGCTGGTTTCGTAAGAATCTCTCGTCAAATGTTGGATGATGTTCCTGCTATGACTTCTTTCTTACAAGCTCGTTTGTTAGAAAAGTATTTATTAGCTGAAGATGCTCAGTTATTGAATGGTAATGGTACTGCTCCTAACTTACAAGGTATCACTGGTGTAGCTTCTGCTTTCGGTGGTGCTGCTACAGTAGATGTAGAGCAATTAGTACAAGCTATTGCACAAGTTAGTAACGCTAACTATTCTGCTAATGGTATCTTGATTAACCCAACTGATTGGGCTGCTATCATGAATACTAAGAATACAAATGCTGCTTATAGCTTACCTGCTTCTACAGTTGTTACAACTGATGGTACAGTTTCTATCGCTGGTATCCCTGTGTTCAAGTCTACAGCTATTGCTGCTGACAAGTTCTTAGTAGGTGACTGGTCAATGGGTGCTCAAATCATGCAAAATCAAGGTATTTCTGTTCAGTTCTCTGAAATGGATAGCGATAACTTCCAAAAGAACTTGATTACTGTAAGAGTTGAAGCTCGTATTGCATTCCCTATCTATTACAACAATGCGTTTGTATATGGTGATTTCGGTAACGTAGCTTAATCCTAGATTAATCTAAAATACAAGGGGGCAGCCGCAAACTGCCTCCTTTTTTATGTCCGCTATATTTTAGTTATTTTTGTAAAAATAATGGCATAATGCAAATAGTAAGAGATATAACGATAATTTCAGAAGAGGTAACTAACCCTATTACATTAGCTGAGGCTAAGAACTATTTAAGAGTAGACTTTAGTGAAGATGATGCTTTGATTGAAGCTTTAATTACATCTGCAAGAGTTAGACTTGAGCAATATGCAGGTATTGCAATGACTGAAAGAACTTTGCAAGTTGTAGCTTATGTAGATGAGTTAATAGAGCTACCTTATGCTCCTATAACTAACATCCTTAGTGTAGAGTATTTTAATGCTAATACATGGGTAGAAATAGAAGATGGCGCATACGAGGTAATAGGAACAACTGTTAGAAAGGTATTTACAAGAGATTATCCTGGCATGGAATATAGGTTTACCTATAACTGTGGTTATGACTGTGTACCTAGCACTTTAAAGACTGCCACTTTAAAGCTCGTTTCAGACCTATACGAGTACAGAGAGTCATCAGTTGAGGCTGGTAGACCATCGCCTAATTTAACGACCGCATACGAGCTTATGAAGCCGTTTAAACGCATAAACATATTCTTATAATGATAGGTAGAATGCAAAATAGGATTACTTTTAAAAGTAAGACAAGCGTATCTGATAGTGCAGGTGGTTTTGTTAACACTCTTGTTGACTATTATACTTGTTGGGCTGAGATGGTATCCGATTCTAACACAAGGACTAATATAGCTAGTACAGATGGATTTAAGGATGATATTACATTCAAGATTAGATACACAACATCTAAGGTATTTGATAAAAAGTTGGTAATCAGTTTTCAAAGTAGATTATACATGATAAACTCTATCATAAATCAAGAAGATCGCAACAAGTATTTATTAATAGGATGCACAACTCTTAAATAATGTTTATAGAAGTTAGAGGAATTGGAAAGCTAAAAAGCAAATTTGCAAATGGCTTTGTTCAGTTTAAGTCACACGTTATCAATGAGTTAAACGTAATGGTAAAAAATATAGAAGGCGAAGCTAAATCTGATGCCTCTAATTTGCCATATTTAACAGCAAATTCTAGTTACGAAAGAACCAATTACTTATCAAACAGCATAACATCTATTCCTTATAATGGCTCTTACGCTTCTGTTGTAGTTAACGCCAAATATGGTCCTTATGTTGAATTTGGTACTGGTACAGGCTTTGGTATTCAAAAATACAAATACAATCTAACTCCTAAACATATTTTACCTTACGCATCAATATTTAAAGGATCAGGTGGCAAGAATAGCAATATGGGTTATAGAACATACTTATTTAAAAATTTTGAAATAGAATATACTAAAGCTTTAAAGGGTATTAAAAACTTTAAATTGCAATAAGTTCAATTAAATATATTTCGTTAAATTTGTACAAAATCAATACCATGAATATTACACTAAACGAAGAGCAGGTAAAACAATTAGACGCATTTATTCAAGAAATGCCAACTAAGTTTGGATTGCCTTTAACTCAGTTCTTATCAAAACTTGCTCAGGAGCAAAATCCTGAAGAAGTAAAAGCTGAAACAGAAGCTTAATGAAAGATTGCGGATATGCTATACGAAAGGCTTATGTAGATAAGTTAGCCTCAGAGACTTATTCTTTGGGTGTTTACGATACTATTGCACCTGACACAGTAGAACCGCCATTCTTGATTATAAGCAGTCAAACATCTGGAGAAAATAGTGACAAACAGAGTTACAACTTTGATGTTACTATTCAATTTGATGTTGTGTACAGAACCTTTAAGTCAGGTGAAGTAGGACAGAAATCGGTAGACCAGTGGGCTAATGAATTGTTAGAGATCATAGGCGTTAATGTACCAGATTACCCAAATGCTTCTCCTGACTTTAAAATAGTTACTCGTAAGATTACAAGCAATAATGCTACATTTGATTATGTAAATGAAGCTTATATCTTTAGAAGAGTAATTACAATGGAACACTTTGTAACTCAAATATTATAAAAAATTAAAATAAAATAAAATGCCAACAACAGGAATTTTTAATGGTACAAATCTAGTAGTTCTAGTAGGAACTGAAGTTGTAGCTCACTCTACATCATGTTCTTTAACAGTAAGTGCTGACTTACCAGATGCAACAACTAAATCAAGTGGTGGATGGGCTGATCAAATCGCAGGTTTGCGTTCTTGGTCTTTAACTACAGATGGTCTTGCTACAGTAGAGCCAACAGGAACAAGCTATGTAGTAGGAGATATTTTTTCTGCCTTAAACGGAAGAACTACAGTAACTGTAAAGTTTACTACAGTTAATGGTAACACTCCGATAGTAGGTGATTTAATTTGGTCTGGTTCTGCTTTTGTAGAAAGTTTAGATATAAGTGCTGATATGGAATCTCCAGTTACTTACTCTGTTTCTTTCACAGGACAAGGTCAATTAACTCAGGCTACTAACGCATAATAACACCAAAAACACCAAAATATGAGAGGACAATACGAACTATCCCTAAGCGATGGGACTAAGATACCTATGAGGTTTTGTACATGGTCTTTAAAAAGATTCTGTCAACTTCAAGGAATCGCACCATCTGAAATAGGACAAGCATTAAGCGGATCAAGTCAATTAGATGCGATGACTAACTTAATATTAGCTGCTGCTGAATATCCTTTATATAAGGAAGGTAAGACACCTAATATTACAGAATTAGAAGTTTGTGATTGGATTGATGATATTGGTGGTATAGCAAGTGATAAATTTCAAAACATTATTACAGCTTTATCTGAAAGCATGAATAGTGGCATAGAAGCTGAACCTGTAAAGAAGGGGAAGAGTTCTGATGTAAAAAAAAATTAGAGTGGATTGATATTGAAAGATATACAATGGGGGAGTGCCAAGTGCTTCCCCATTTGTTTTGGGAGATGACGATGGCGGAATTAGATTTTGTTTGGTATGGATATCGTCATAAAGAAGAACAAGAATGGTTAAGAGCAAGATGGCAGACTACTATTTTAGTAAATATGCAACTACCAAAAGGCAAAAAGATACAAGCAAGTGAGCTTTTGCCACTTGACTGCGATAATCGTAACTTTGTGAAGCAGAGGGTTATGACTAATGATGAACTGCAAGAGGTATTAAAAAAGTATAATAATATTAAAGTTTAGATAAAATGGCAGGAGAAGATTTACTACAAATTAGGGTTACAGCAGACTTTAAACAAGCTGAAGAATCATTTTTAAAATTAAGTAAAACTGCTACTACTTTTGAATCTGACATTAGGAAGATTTCTGCTAATGTTAGCAGAGAGTTTAATAAAATAGAAGGAAGTGCTGAATTATTTGGCAACTCAACTACAGTAGTTGCAGATAAGATGAAGGTTCTTAAAAATGCTATGGAAAATCTAATGTCTTTAGGTTTCCAGGCCATGAATCCTCATGTACAAAAGCTTAAAGCTCAATACGATCAATTAGGCAAATCATTAGATGCGGTAGGACCTGCGGTTGAAAAATCGAGTAAAAAGATGGGTGCTTCTAACAAGACTATGATGAGTTTGTCATTAATTTTACAAGATTTACCATACGGATTTAGAGGTATTCAAAATAACTTACCAGCATTAGTTGGAAGTTTTGCTGCTGCTACTGGAGCTATTTATCTAGGATTTTCAGCATTGATTGCAATTACTACTGCCTATGAAAAGGAAATAGTTCAATTAATATATGGCATTGACGACTTAGCAAGAGCTAATAAAAAGTTAAACGAAGCTGTAGCTGATAATGAAGGTCAAGCTAGATCACAAATAGCTACCGACCAATCATTAATTAAAATAATTAACGATACTACACAAAGCACACAAAATAGAACAACTGCACTTGAACAACTAAAAGAAAAATATAAAGGTAATTTAGAATTACAAAAAATTGATATAACTGATGGTGATAAATTAGCAGAAGTTTATAAAAAAATATCTAACGCATTAATTAGAAAAGCTAGAGCAACAGCTTATGCTTCATTGATAGCTGAAGAAGAAGCAAAGATATTAAAATTAGAAAAAGAACAAGGTGAAGAAGTTGTAAAAAACTTAGGTTTTATGGGCACTGCCTATCAATTTGTTACATCTGGCCTTGACGGTGCAAAGGCATCTTCAAATATTGCTACTGCTGCTTTTAATAAACAAGCTAAACAAATTGCTACATCAAGAAATATTATAACAGCTTATACAGATAAATTAAATGAAAATACTGAGGCTCAAATAGTAAATGGAGATGCTACAAATTTAGATACTACTCCACCAAAAGTAACAAAAGGTAAAACTCCTGAAGAGATAAGGAAGGAGCAATTAGAGAAAGAAAAAAAGGCGAATGAAGCAGAAACCAAAGCCTATATTGATACACTAGACGAAAGAGGTAAAAAAGAATACGAAGTTGGATTAAAGTTAGCAGAGAACTTGCAAATAATGAGAAATGCAGGTTATACAGACTCTACAACATACTATGCTGCTTATAGAGCAGAAATGGATAAAATTGATGCATACTATAACAACAAGCAAATTGAAGAAGCTAGAAAGACTGCCGAGCAAATGGCAAAAGATGCTTTGGCTATTGATAATAGACAATTACAAAATTCATTAGATGCTTTAAAAATAGAATCAGATGTTGCAATGAAAATTGCAAACTTGTCTGGGAATGCTACAGCAGCAGATAGAATAAAGATATTAGAGAATTATAAAAATAGCTTATATGATTTAGCATCAGTAGGAGGTTGGACTGCTGAACAGTTTGATAAAATAGATGATGCTTTGCTTAGGGTTGATGCTGCTATTGAAGGATCAAAAGATAGAGTAAAAGATTATACCATTACATGGCAAGATACAGTTAATACTATAAATGGCATACTAACTAACTTAAATACAAGTATAGTTACAAATTTTGCTGAACAATTAGGAGAAATGATTGCTGGAGGTAAATTTGATATTAGTAAAATAGGTACAATTTTAGCGGATGGTTTATCTTCAATTGGTAAAGCTCTTATAGCTTTTGCTATAACTAATGGAGCTGTACAAGAACTATTTAAAAATCCTAAAACCTGGCCTTTAGCTCTTGCTGCAGGTATTGCTGCTGTTGCGGCTGGTTCAGCTTTAAAAAGTACAATGAAGAATAATCAAGCTACTGCTTTTGCTAATGGTGGTATTGTATCAGGACCAACTATGGGTCTTGTAGGAGAATATCCAGGTGCACAAAATAACCCTGAAGTTATTGCTCCTTTAGATAAATTAAAATCTATGATAGGTGGAGGAGGAAGCGGTACATTTGTACTTAGAGGTCAAGATTTACTTTTATCAGTAAATAGAGCACAAAAGGCATCAAATCTTAAAGGACAAAATATTAGCTTAATATAATGGCATACGCATTAAATTATACATTAACACAAATATTAAGAGATTCAACAGTCCAAATTGTAAAGATTTATAAAAAGGATTATGTTGGATTAGTTAAGACTTATGAAGCGACTAGCGTTGTCTTGCAACCAAACTCTAATGAAGAAGATCCTATTGGTGGCATTATTTCATCACAGCTTAATGTTTCGTTTTTAATATCTACAGAAGACGACTATGAGAAGTTTCCAGATTTGTTAAATTCTGATGATACATTGTACTATGTAGAATTATTAGAAGGATTAAACATTATATGGAAAGGGTTCTTATTTAATGATTATATAAACATAGGTTTTACAACTGGTAATCAACAAGTAAATATTGTGTGCGTTGACGGATTGTCATTAATTAAATATAATAATTATACAACCAATAATAGCATTAATACAGTTACACCTTTAATAGATGTAATAGGAACTTGTTTAAGTAATATAAATTACGAGAATTCCTCAAATTTATATGCTTGTTGTTCTTATTATGCTGCAGGTATGCAAGATAGGGGAGATGGTGGTCAATATGAGCCATTTGCTCAATCTGCTATATATATAAGAGATATTATTGATGTAGATTTTTATACTATATTAGATAACATTGTTAAATCATTTGGTTGTAGACTTTTTCAATCAAATGGAGATTGGTATATATTACCAATAAATGATATGGCTTCAACTGTATATTATACAAAATATACAATTTCTACTACTCCTAGTGTTATATCTTTTGGAACACTTGACAACATAATCGATATACAGCCATATACAGATGGTAATGTTCATTTTATAAATAATTCTCAAATTAAAATAGTAAGAAAGGGTTATCAAGTTGTAGAATCAAATACACCATTTACATATGTTAAAAATATGATAAACAATGGTAACTTTAAAAAAGTGGTTTCAGGAGAAGCTGTTGGTTGGAAGAAAACAACATTAGGAACAGGTATTGTCACATTGGTTACAAATGATGATTCAGAATTTAACTATTATACTGTAAAAAAGGGTTCTTCAAGTTTTAATCTTTCTGAATTAACAAACGTTGTACCTCCATTTTTTAAAGAACATTATGCTCCATTAATATTTGGTCCTGGTGGTACTTTGTCTTTTGAATATCAAGCATTAGCAGTTGGTGATAAAATTGGAGTAAGAATAGAGTTATATAAACCAACTTCAACAGGTTATGTTTCTTATTATTTAAGAAATGATTCTAAATGGAGTACAACATCTACAATTATTGATGTAACTGCTGCAAAAGAATTGATATACGAGTCTAAAACAATTAATATACCATTAGGATTAGTTGCAGATACAAGTCCTTTTTTAAATGTATATTTTGGTCATATAATTGTAACATTTGTTGCTAATACTGCTACTTATGTAGGAGGGGATATAAAAAATATAAAAGTAACTCAATCTCCAAATCAAATTACTGCCTTAGACGTAAAAAGACAAATTGGAGAAGATAATGTCATTGTTAAGTCAATAGACTTACCATATGGATTATATCATCCTCCATTTACAAGTTGGGATGGTGGTAATAATAATTTTGGTGCTTTATTTAATTTGTTTCTGACTGGATTTTTCGGAGGTTCATTAATAAATTGGTACAGATATGATAAACCAGCAGAACAATTTTATGACTTACATAGTTTATTAATTAGACAATATTCTAATTTGTTTAATAGAAATATTGCAACATTAGAAGGAGATTTAGGTAATTATAAATCACTAAATGGCTTAGTATATTTAGATAAAACATATACAGTACAAGATGCAAGTAGTAATGCTTTATCATATAATGATAAAAAGTTTTTAATCAACAGGCTAACTATGAATACATACGATAGTGAAGTAAATTCTATACAACTAATTGAGGTTATAGATGAGGATAATGATTCGGTAGAAACAATAAAATACATAGGATTATAAAAATATAAATAATGGCATCAGTAATAAACGGAACAAACATAGTATTATACTATACAAACCCAAACCCAACCTTTTATTTTAATGGTTCTACTTCGGTAACTACCATTAGCGGTTTAAGTTATAAGCAATTTGGTTTACTTGACAGTAATGGGGTAGCTACAAATTTTACTAAAACCTCAGATGGTATAGTTGCAGGATTTATTACAGATGTTGCTACATTGTCAATTCCTGCTGGTACTTGGACTTTTAATGCTTTTGCATCAATAAGTGATGATTTGGTATCAGCACCTAGATTCTACTACCATATATACAAATACAATGGTACAACATTGACATCTATAGGAACTACAAACTCTATATTTTTTACTCAACTAGCTGTTAAACAATACACACAAACATTTGCGTTTCCAGCAACAACTTTATTATCGAATGAAAGAATAGTTATACAAGTGGTAGCAAGTGAGATTACTACCAAAACAATGACTTTCTATACACAAGGTTCAAATGATGCTTCGGCAATTACAACTATACCTACAACAATCCCATTTGGGGCAGCTACAAACTGTTCTTTTGAGGTTTCAGTAGATCAGAAGGAAGTAACATCTCAAAGTTCTGCATGGTTTAAAGAGTTTAAGAATGACGTAGCTTCATGGTCTATCAATGCTGATGGCTTTGTTGCTTTAAGCGACTATTCTTACTTATTCTTAGCTAACCTTCAGTTGACAAGACAACCTATCTTAATCAAGTTCCAAGTGGATAATGATAATGGAGATGGTAGTGGTACTTTAGGATACTCTATATTTACAGGATTAGCCAATTTAAGCTCACTTAGTTTAAGTGCAGGGGTAGAGGCAGCCTCGACATATAGCGTGTCACTACAAGGCTCTGGTGCTTATAATATAACAGGTACACAAGTTACTCCTACAGGTGTAGTTGTTACAGGTTCAAACGTAGTAATGTTTGATTATACTGCGGCAGGTGGAGAAACAACTGTAACTTTCTCAGGTGCTATTGGTAAGGTTTGCGTGAGTGTTTCAAGGGGTGGTGTTGAGGTTAGAGGTATTGCTACTTCAGGTGTACCTACAGGTGAGAATGTAACCTTTAACGCATCTACAGGAGTCATTACCTTTGCAACGGCTAGAGCATTGGCTGCTGATGAGTTTATTAGAGCAATTTTTAAATAGAAATTAGAACATGAGTAATCAATTACAAATAACTGGAGATTTAAAGGTAAAGTCATTAACTGGTGCATTAACAGCAACTGCTGGGGTAGTTAGTTCTGTTCCTTTAGGTACTGCAAACGGAGTAGCTACTTTAGGAACTGATGGTAAAGTACCATCTGCTCAGTTACCTACTTTAGGTTCTTCTTATAAGGGAACTTGGAATGCTGCTACTAATACACCTTACATTGTAGATGGTGTTGGAACATCAGGTGATTATTATTTAGTTAGTACAGGTGGTACTTGGAATGGTATAGTATTCGTTGAAGGTAACACTGTAATTTATTCAGGAAGTATTTGGCAAAGAGCTGGTGGTGGAACTGGGACAGTAACTTCGGTTGGTCTTTCTGCTCCTGCTGCTTTTTCTATTACAGGTTCTCCAATTACAGGTGCAGGTACTTTAGCAATAGCTGGTGCAGGTACTGCTAATGATTATATAAAAGGTGATGGCACTTTAGGGCTGTTTAGCACCGCAGCAATCGCTACAATAACTGGTGGAGCATCTACTATAGCTACAAGCAATTTAGACACCTCAAAGGCTTTAAATTCAAATTCTACTGGTAAGGTTGTAGCTAATATAACAACAGCTACTGAGTTAGCCTATTTAAGCGGTGTAACTTCTAACGTACAAACGCAATTAGATGGCAAAGGTCCTTCTTATACTTTAGGTAGCGTTAGCTCATCACCTACAAGCGTATTGGTTATTACAGGCTCAGGTGCTCCTGTAAACGGATCATTGACTTTTACTATAAATCAATCATCTAGCACAGCAAATGGCTATCTTTCAAGCACTGATTGGACAACTTTTAATAATAAAGGAAATAGAATTGTAGGTTCACCTAATCAAGCAGTAAGCACAGGCAGTACTAGCCAATTTGTTGCTAGTATCACTACTGCTACTGAACTTGCTTATTTAAGTGGGGTTACTTCAAATGTTCAAACACAATTAGATGGTAAGGCTGCGTCATTTACTTTAGGTACTGTAAGTGGAAGTCCAGGTGGTATATTGTCGGTTACAGGCTCAGGTGGAGTAGTTAATGGTTCGCTTACAATTACTTTAGCACAAGCATCAGCAAGTACATCAGGTTATCTATCAAGTACAGATTGGAATACATTTAATAATGCTGCAACAGGTAGTTACCTTCCTTTAAGTGGTGGTACATTATCAGGTAATTTAATAGTTAATGGTTCAACTAATACTCCTTTAAGAATAACAGGTACTGAGCCATATATGGAAGTTGCAGCTAATGGTTCAACTAATGTTTGTGGAATTAAGTTTTTACCATCAACTGGTTATGATGCTTATGTAGGTAACTATGGTTCTGGTAAGTTATGGTTGATTGCAGGTAATGCGGATAATGCTTATGTTGATACAAATGGTGATTTATTTAATAGAACAGGTGTATATGGAACGATTTCGGATATAACATTAAAAGAAAATATTGTTGACGCTACTCCTAAACTTGATGATTTACTTAAATTAAAAGTGAGAAACTTTAATTTTATAGGCAATGATAAAAAGCAATTAGGATTTATAGCTCAAGAGTTTGAAGAGGTTTTCCCTAATGCTATAAGTATAGATAATGGTTATGGTGATAATAATGGTAAAAAAGTAGTAAAAACAACTGTTTTAATTCCAATGTTGGTAAAAGCTATACAAGAGCTTAAAGCTGAAATAGACAAGTTGAAAGCGAATAATGGTTAATTTAATAGGAAAGAATAATTAAGTAAATTTGTAAAAATTATAGATAATGGCTTGTGCTCAAACAAATGCTGACTTTAGACCAGCGAATTACAATATACAGATATGGAGAAATGATACTTGGAGTCAAGTATTCTTATTGACTGCCAATGAAGTACCTATTAGTTTAGTGGGTGCTGAGGTAGAAATACAAGTGCGTAAGAAGCCTAATAGCGATAATGCTGAGTTAACTCTAACTGAACTTGCAGGTGGTGGTATTACTGTGGGTGGTGTAAATAACAATCAGATCACAGTTAACAAGCAGGTCAGTATAGCTGCTGGGACTTATGTATATGACATGGTTGTATTGTTCCCTAATGGCAACGAAAAAACCTATATCTGGGGTAACTTTATTGTTTACGAAGACATAACCAAATTATAATGAGTACAGAGATAACCATAAATCAAGACATAGTAGAAATAAATGTAACTGAAGAAGTAGTTGTAATTGAAGCTCCATCAGGTGCTTATCCTTTGCCAAGTATGGTTAGTTCTGTATTCGGTAGGACAGGTAACGTAGTGGCTCAAGAAGGCGATTACACCTTAACTCAATTAGGGGATGTAACTATAACCTCACCTACAAACAATCAAGTTCTAAAGTACAATGGCACTCAATGGGTAAATGGGACTGATACAGACACAGGATTGACTTCGGTAGGATTATCTATGCCAAGTGCTTTTAGTGTCGCTAATAGCCCTTTAACGGCTAATGGAACGCTATCAGTAACTGGAGCAGGTATTGCTTCACAATATATTAGGGGAGATGGTACTTTGGCTAATTTTCCAACATCTGGCGGTGGCGGTAGTTCAGTTGCTTATTATTTTAACTCAAGTGTTTCTCAAGGTACTTTAGGCGGTGTTGCATATAGAGAATTAAGCAAAGTGCCTATTATTGGTACAGGTACAGATATTACTATTGCGACAAATGGTTACATAGCTAATTATATAACCGATGCAGGAGACCCATCTTTACTTTCAATACCAGCAGGTAATTGGAACTTTGAGATGTATTTTAGTGCAAATTCTGGTGGTGGTACTCCATCTTTCTATGTTGAACTTTATAAATATGATGGAACAACTTTTACATTAATAGCAAGTAGTTCATCTTCACCAGAAGGAATTACTAACGGAACTGCGATTGATTTATATATTACTGCTTTGGCAGTACCTGCTACTTCATTAACTTTAACTGATAGATTAGCAATTAGAGTTTATGTAAATAATAGCGGAAGGACAATCACTTTACATACTGAAGACAATCATTTGTGTGAAGTTATAACTACTTTTAGTACAGGTCTTACTGCTTTAAATGGTTTGACTGCACAAGTACAATATTTCGCAACAGGCACAAGTGGAACTGACTTTAACATATCAAGTTCAACTGCTACGCATACTTTTAACTTACCAACGGCTTCGGCTACAAATAGGGGTTTATTATCAAGTGCGGATTGGTCAATTTTTAACGCAAAGCAAAACGCTTTAACTAACCCTGTAACAGGTACAGGTACAACAAACACTTTACCAAAGTTCACAGGTACAAGTGCAATAGGTAATAGTAATATTACAGATACAGGTTCTTTGATT